ATCAGGAACTTAGCCGTAGCTAGCCCTGAATCAATGTCCATGTCTTCCCCATCCCCAATGCGACACTCCCGCATAATGCGGTTTTGAGCGCCGACTGTGGGGCATTTCACGAGGATTTTACCGCCGCCTTCAAGCTCGACGATATCGTCCGCATCTTGTGGGGATTTCCCTAACGTGAGTTCACGCAGTTGTGCTTTCTTCATTTTTGTTCTCCGGGTGTTTAGAGGGCTGATTTGGAATAATAAGCAGTGCCCTCACCTGCCAACTCAAATTCTACTGACTCTGTTACTAGATCGTCTACAGCGCTTTCCGTAGAGACGCTAGTGGCATTGACGAGTGCGCGCCTGCGCTGTACCCCGCTGATACGCCATTCAAGCACTTGGACCGAATCAGCAGCGTCCAGTACTGTATGGAACTCATTCTTGTCTACAGCTGCGCCGTAGGCCGTAAGCACGTTGATGTGACTTAGGGAGATTGAAAGATCCTTCAAGCCGCTATACTTCTTGCGGAAATCATCTGTCTCGGACATGCATGTAGAATCTAGCATGTTGCGCGAGTAACTCCACGCCGTACTTTTAGCGCAGGCCACTTCGAGCCTCGGCAGGTAGTTAGCGTCGATCGTCACCGCACCGCTAGGAGCGCTCCCTAGGATAATCTCTCCTTCGAGATAGTTAACCGTGTAGGTAGACGCAGAGATAGTCGAAACCCCATCATAGACCGTAACGGACTGCGCGGGATCCAGAATCTGCTTATCTGCATCGGTGATCTGGTACGTCGTCCCTGACGTATTCGTGGTTGCTTCGCCAGTCATGCTGGTCGAGGTACCTGTGAAATACAGGGACGAGTTATATCCTGCGATTGGCATGGTTAGCCCCTATTAAGCCGGGTTAGTAGCCTTCGCACCCGTGAACGTCAGTTCTGCACTGAAAGTAATTTTGTCTCCCACGTCGGCTTCGATCGTGAAGGACTCTACTTTGCATTCGACGTGATGGCCGTCCGTACCGTCCCAGAGGATCTGTACCCACAGCGTCGCATCTGCAGCGCCGTCAAAGATCGTCTCGACAGATGTTTGCCCTGCGTCACTGGCTTCGTAATCCCCAGAGATCGAAACCGTACCGTCTTTCAGACCACTAAAGCGGGTACGAGCCCCGGTAGTGTCCGCAAAGTCAGTCGATTCGAGCTGGTCTCTAGTAGGACCAAAGGAGAGGCTGTTAATTCCGTCGACCTCAGTATAGTCGCCCGAGGAGGGAGCGCTGCTCCCGAGGGTCGATTCGTATACTGAGACGGTAGTTGTATGTCCTGCAATTGGCATAGCTTTGCTCCTAGCAATTTTCCGTGGATGTAATAATTACCCTAGCGCTTCTTATTTCATGAATACGTTAGCGCTGAGCGTCTTCTTAAGACCACGTCTGCCGTAAAGCGCGAGCGTGGGAAGGAACTTCTCCTTGTTCTCATCAATCGCTTGTGCAAGGAACTGGCTCTGGCCATTCCTGAATTGCTGCGTGGTTGCTTCGTGGACGGGGATAGCGTGGTCTGCGCGAAAGCCGAACCTGCCCTGAGGGCCTTGCTTTGTTTGCCTGGGTTTCTCGACGTAGTTCGACCGGAACAGCTCGCCCGTATCCACCGGTACTAACTCCAAAGCTCTGTCCATAACGTCGAAAGACCAGTGCGCGATTGCTCTTTCTGCGGACCCGTCGACAGAGTTCATGACGCGCGCGAAATTCGCCAAAACCATGTTGACACCCCGAACCTGTCTGCGCATAGCTCTTTTCATAGGTGTACCACGTAATGTACGAAACGGCCTTTGAGATCAGTAACTTTGTCCACTCGCGAAATCTCGATTGCTTCGTTCTGGTCGGTTGTGTCCGTTCCCGGAAGCCAGACCAAATCCTGGCGAGATAGTAATTCACCTGTAGAAAAACGAGAGTAATTAGCATACTCCTTCGTGAAGAATTTGTTTTCCTGCCACGCGCTATCTTCGATACGGCATTTAACTTCGCGAGTAGATCCATACGTTTTGACCGAGTTAGAGAAACCAGTAAACGATGCAACAGTAACCGTGTCTTTGTATGCCTTTTTAACGAGTCTTTCGAAGCGACTGGCCATTAGATCCTCCGATACGGCTGCAGGATCATCTCTACACCCACCTCGATACTTCCCGAGTGATACCAGATAGCCGCTTCGAGGACGTGCATTCGTCGGATGCGCATGTCCTGCCCGCGGGATTCGTAAATGTTCGTAGCAATCATCTGGGCGGCCATCTGCAGGTCGTCAGGCAGCGGATCCACGCCACTAACCGCGTCTTGGGCTGGTGTGGTATACCCGCCGGCGTAAGTCACCTGCCAGTTGGGTTGCTCGACGGTGTAGTTAATCTTTTGATCCACGCCTGAGTGATGCCACGAGCGCGAAGGGACGATTTGCTGCAAGTGAATGACCCCAGCCTTCTCTTCGATCATAAGATCCGTCAGGCTTTGCGTGGTGTCATTTACGATATGCTTAACTTCCGCAACACTCCACACAGGAGTTCGCTCTAGGACCAGAAAAGGTTGGTCCCCAGTGCGTAGCTTCTCGACGTGAGCGGATTCGTACCAGAACTCTCGGTTGCAGTAACCATCCACAAAGCGAGAAGCCGCCTTGATTGCAAACTCTAGGTCACTATCCGACTCGGTATTAGTGATGTCTAGAGCGCTTCGCAGGCGGCCTAACTCGACGTACTCTTTTTTCGTGAGCGCCATCTTTACTCCGGCATATCAACCTGATCGCGCCTATCTTCGGCAACTTCTTCTAGAAGGTGCTTGAAGAGGCTATCGAAGCCTCGGACGTGGTAGCTGCCTACATCGTACTCTTTTCCCAGCTCTCGGAGTGGCCCCATGTCATCTTCTTCGATGTAGGCGTCAATTGCTGCGTTAAGTGCCTCAGGATCCAGGCTCGCGTCTTCCTCGGCCTTTTCTTCGGCCTTGGATTCCTTCTTATCTCGCTTTGAGGGTGGGAGATCATCGGGCTCAATAGCCTTGTCCTCTTCCTCGGTAAACTGCGGTTTGACTGCATCTGCGGGGACTGCAACGCCGCGAAGGACGTAGGCATCTGCCCGGTCGTGGTTCTTGAACCCGGCAACGTCACCCGGCTGGTAAATGCCGTCGGATTTAATAAAACGAATGCGCTTCTTCATGGGCTTTCTCCGTGTATAAAACAGCCCCTGTTCCCTATTCTGAAATTAGGAACAGGGGCTTATGATTAGGCGGTGACCATATCGGCTTGTGCCGTGTCGGCTTCTGCGCCCGTACCCGATTTGTTCTGGATACGCGAGTCAGTATTTGACCCAAACAGGTAGCTTACGGCAGCGTTGGCGGACGAGAGCGTAGGGGCTCCGGTTCCCGCAGCAACCAGGACTTTACCTGCGACATACTTAGCCGCATCATGGATAGGTACTGGAAGAGCGACCGAAAAGGCCTTCTTCTCGTCATCTGCGTTCACTACGAACGAGTAGGTTTCCGCAAGGTGCTCATCAGTTGGCGAGCTAGTGCTGCCGTCCACACACGTTACAGTAACATCCACTTCGTCCCCCGAAGCACCGCCAGTGGTAGTGAAATCGCCAGTTACGACAAGGAGGACGGACTGAGGTGCGCCGTTGTTCTCCTTATCGAGACGATCGAATGACTCGCCGATTACGGCGGTAGTGACATCCTGCGACTCGAAACCCACTTTCAGGCGGGCCCCCGCGAAGGGGTATTTTACTTTTGCTAGACTCATTTTATCTTCTCCAACCTTATCGGTTAAGTTCTTTAAGTGTGGGCCTTATTTGACACGGAGAACAGCCTAACCAGCGGCCCACGGACCGGAGAGGCTATGTTTTTTACCAGTCGATACCTTCCACGAGGACAGCACCATCGCTATACTCGTAGTAGAAGTCCGATCGGGTAATCAGTCGATGGACAATCTGGTCGCGACTGAAAGCACTAACCAGGGTGCCGTCCAACTTGTAACTTGCGTCGCGGCTGGCGTCGAGGCGCATACCTTCTGCGTCTGCAATCACCATGTAAGGTCGAACGACGAGGTAAAGTTCAGACTCGTCATTAGATCCGTCACCCGAGGCATCCAGGTTATTGGGAATCTGATTCGTCTCGAAGAACGGAAGACCCAAAAGACGCCCTGCCAGCATCTCAGTGGCAAATGGCGTGGTGTCCTGCGAACTTGATAATTTATCCATCAGGCCTGCCCAGATATCCGAGTTAAGAATCCATGCAGCGCCATCAGTTGAGTGGTTTGCGGCTTTGAGGATCCGGACAGCTTCCACAAGGTCGGTACGGATATTAGCAACAGTGCCCGTCCCAGTTCGTTCGAAAGTATTGCCCGATTCGATGAATCCTTTAAGGCCCGTAGGCTGCTTGGATCCGCCCAATCCACGGAGGAATGTAACGTCTTCTTTGAGACCGTGGTCTCGCATCATGCGACGAGTGACCATCCCATTAACATCACGGACCGAATCTGCAACGAGCTCGTGAGAGAGCACTGCAGCAGTGGTGAGCTTTTTCGGGTAGATCATGTCTTCGTCGAGATCCATCTTACCGACGGTGAAATCTTCCGACTCGTCGGCCCAGTAGGAGGTGATTCGCGAGAATTCACGGGGGATCCTGTGAGAACCAGCGATGGTAATCGAGTTACCTGCGATCTGACGCATAGTCGTTGCGTTGTCGCGAAGCTCGATGATCTCATTGGCCATCGACTCAGGGATTAGAACGCCGCCGTTAGCGGGGTCCGAGGCCGAGTGTACGTCTTTCTCGTAGAGATCGACGACATCTTGGTACCCTTCCCGGTCTGCAGCCTCAATAAGATCCTGAGTGCTTCCAGCTTTCGCCTTAGCAGCAACTCGGAGGAACCTATCAAATGTCTTTTTACGCTCAGCGCGGTACGCGGCGTATTCTGGCGACCCGGTAGACACGTCTCCGTGCTTAACCTTGTCGAACAGTTTATTAAGTGGCCGCTCGTCCTCGATGGCCTTTGCCATCTCTTCGAACGATTTTTCGACCTGATCCGCAATCTCTTCACGGACACGATTGTCGAAATTTTCGTCCATCGCGCTTTTCAGCTTGGCGACGGTCTCGTCCACCGTAGACTTGACGATCGTCTCGTAGCCTTTGGCCTCGACGATTTCGCCGTTTTCATTTTCGATTACGGGTTTTGACATTTCTTAGCTCCAATTCAGCTTTTTTGATTTCAACGGCACGAATAACCGCGAGATTCACGTCTGTAATTGACGGTCCTGATTTTTCTATTTCAGGATCTTCGTCTTTTTCTTCCACGCCAAAGGTACTCTCTGCCGTGAAAAGGCTTTTATTTTCTTCTCGATTTGCAAAATATGCTTTTTCGAGGTCTTCCCGGCTAATCCCACACGAAAGTGCGGTCATATCCAGTAACTTAGCGGCCATAACGGCCATAGGGGTTGTGTCGATCCCTGCGGCTTTGGCAGCTTCGAAGGCTTTAGCGCCTGCGCCCGGATGCGCCCCGACGTTAACCGCCGAATTTTCCAGGAGCTCTTGCTTGGTGATGTTAAGTGCGGGGAACCACGAGTTTTCGTCTGTGCGTTCTTTCGACACCTCGTATTCGAGGATTTTGAAGCCCACAGACGAGTCTGTAAGGTACTCGTGCTTGTACATTTTCCCGATCATGTCGGAAAAACCACCGTCGATGTCTTTAGGTACAGACTTCCAGATTTGCCGGAGTTTGTCGCCGCCTACCCACGTGTTAAGGGCCTTGCCGATAACAGGTAGGTTGTGATTATGTGCCCACAGGATGCTGCCGTTGTAGTTCTTAAGCTCCCATCCGTTGGCATTGATGGAATCGTTGTGGCGGTCTACGGTCTTGTCCGATATCATCATCTGGATGATGTGCAAGTCTCCTGACTGAATAAGGGCCTCGTCCCCGGACTTAAGCTTCCAGCCTTGTGATCCGGCAGCTTGTTTCGTCTCTTCAAGGGTGAGGTACCCGGTCTCTGGGCGGACATGACGCCGCTGCAGACCTTCCGTAGATTCTTTTAGGCGATCGCTCATTGTTGGCTTCCTCGGAAGTACTCCGAATTAATAACATCGCGTCCTTGGGAGTCCATTTCGTAAACTCCACATTCACGCAAGGCTGCCCGGACAAAATTATCGACCATTTTGTCGTTCTGGCGTCTGTTTTCCTCCGCATCCGAGCCCTCCGGCGTATCGGTATCCTGTGCGGGGTTGTCCTGGTTATTTTCCGCGTTTGCGTAGGTTGTAGGCTCGTAGAACGCGTCCCCGTCCTCGATAGGAGGCTTACCCGCTGCAGCACGCCACTCGTTAATCTGAAACGACTGAGGGGCGGCCTTCATCACGGCTAGGTTGTACTCCCGGTCCTCTG